AGTAAAGGTAGCTCCGGTTCCGGTAACTGATCCTTCTTCACGAAGTCTTTGAGTTGCAAATTGGTTGTTAAAGCTATTCATTATTAAGCCTTTTTAAGCTCGTCAATTAAATCGCAATACTGAAGAATTCCTGAAATAGTCTCATCTTTGATCGATTGATTTTCTTTAATCGGCCTGATAAACTTTAGTACTTCTTCTAGTTTGATTTTAACAACCTGATCTTTTGTAGATTCTTTTAATTCTATTAATTCACTTTTAATTGACTCTAATTCTTCATTTAAATAAGTCTTAAGATTCTTAGTGTCAGAAATATTAGTGATGTATTCTTTTAGCACTTCTTTTTGTCTCTCAGACAAGTCTTTATACTTGTTATTGAACTTCTCAATTAGAATTTTATATGTTAAAAGTCTAATCTCTTTATCTTCTTTCATAAACTCTTCTACTAAAGATCTAGGAGCTTTAGAATCGGCACCGTTTTTAAGGGTGATGTGTTCTAGAAGATTAATCTTATTTAGAAGAATTTGCTTAGTGTCAATAGTTTTTGCAGTCTGAGATTCAAATATAGTATAGATAGAAGCGAATGGCTTATAGTTTTCTATTTTAGCTTTAAAGAAGTTATCTAATTCATAAGTACCCTTGATTTCTCTAATTAGGTTGTACTTCAATTTGTTAATCTTTTCAAAATCAAGCTTCTTATATTGCTCAATAATAGTAGAAATTAAAATCTCAGCCCTAGCTTCAGAAAGCTTTGGACTAGATGCAAAAGTACTATATAAGCTATATTCTTTACCTAATTCGGTATTGCTAAAGTACTTCTTAAGGATTTTGACAGCCTTAGAGTCTTGATTATTTATTAAATCAGATGTAGTTTGTCTGACTAATAATTCGAATAAAATACCGGTATTGCGATATTTTGAGTGTTTTATTGCCATAGTTTTTTTATACAAGTCGACTAGTAATAAATATCTATATATTATTCTAAACCGCCCTTAATGTTATCCTCACTTAAAAGATCAGATTCCTCGAATAATTTAGTTTTTCTAGAGCCAAATTTCTTACCTAGACCCGTTAACATTGTTTGATTTTTTAAAAATTCTGTCATTGCTCCTTCAAGAGCTAAAGGACTTCCTCCTTTGTAATTAACCCCCATACTATCTTCTCCTGTTTCAGCATTTTTAGAATATGCAGCTTGTCCAATAGGATCTCTGCCGAATCTAGAATTATCTGTACCAATAATTGATGTTACAGATTTAGGACGGCCTGGTTTCTTCTCATCATATCCTTGAGGAACATTTAATACAGAATCTTCTTTTCCTCCATATAGACTAGCTATTTGGTGAGGTGTTCCGTATGATTGTCCTGATTCTGCTGGATCATTTCCTTCTTCTTGAATTTGAGCATATCTGAATTGTCTTTTCTTATCTTCAACAATCATATCTTCAAGTTCAGCATATTGATCTTCAGAGAAGTGGAATATCTTGTCATAGATAAAGTCTCTTGGAAGTAAGTTTCCTTCCATCGCTTGTTTAGCAAGATCGATCTTCTCTTTGAATAGTGCTATCCTTTCTTGATCATAAATGATTGACGGATTAGTAAGAGATAGACTAAAGTTAGCAGCTGATTCGTTAGTGTAACCATGAGCATATAAATGCACCAAGGCTATTTTAGTTAATTCAGATACTAAAATCCTTTGAAGCCTTTCTATAGTTCTAGCGAATCGAATATCTTCAGCCGCTAGTGTAGCTTTGCCTGTCAAATCCTTTTCATAGCCCATGAAAGCCTTAGGTATCTTGAGAGCAGCAAATAGCTTTTCACGGAAGTATGCAACGTCTTCAATACCATTATATTCTAATCCTTTTGCAGTATCAATCTTTGTAGATGTATCATTACCACGAACCGGGATAAAGAAGTCTTCTAGTAGATTTTGCTGGTTATATTTAAGGTTATAGTTGCCAGTCTGGGGATCCATAAGAGGAGTTTTCTTCATCTTCTGAATCATTCTCTGCATGTAGTTATCAACTTCGCCTGGTGGGATAGCTCCTACGTTTACATAGAAGATACGTCTCTCAGGAGCACGAACAATACGGTGAATCAACATTGCATCTTCGATCAATACATATTGCTTAAACAACTTACGAGCGGGCTCTAAATAAGATCTACCATAAGGAAGATAATTAACATCTCCGGTCAAACGGAAGTGGGCCATCTCAAAGTTATCAAACCAAATACCAGTATCTTCATTTCTTTGTGAACTATATCCTGTAGATGAAGCAAGAGTCGCGTTAGGATCGTACTTAAATCTAACCTCTTGTGGGTTTTGAGGATTGAATCCTTCTTCTCTGATAATATTATAAGCTGAGAATGGGATTACATTATAAACACCATAGTTTTCTGCGATCTCTAGTTTTAAGTAGAAGTCCCCGTACTTAGCCATATTGCGAACCCAAGACCAAAGATTAAATTCAATATTAAGTACAGAATAAAATAAGTTGTAGAGGAGTTTCTGTATGTTTTCATCAGAAGACCTAATTTGTAATACTTCACCTTGTTCATTTTTAAGTGTACATTCGTCTGCTACGATATCTAGGGCAGAGCAACAGATTGCATCTGTATCCATTGCATCATAGTCGGCATAAATCTGAACCCTTGCAGACTGATAATTTTGAGATAAGTTAAGGTTAACGCCATAGGCAGTTGAAGTAGTGTATACCTTGTTAAACCTGTCTACAAGAGAGTTGGTTTGAATAACACCAGATCTTTGTATAGTGTCCGTGTCGATAACTTTTAACATGTCTCCACCTTCATTTCGAATAATTACGTCTGTTGAAAATAGACGCTTTAGAGTAGAGAATAAATTGTTTTGTTTTTGTTGTTCTGCCATATTTTTATTTTATAAAAGCCATGTTAAATCTTCATTCATTTCTCCTTGAGCCGTATGATGTGTCATATTCCAAGGATTTTGATTATATTGATTGTTTGCGTTATATGATATAGTGTTATCTTGTGTTTTAGTAAAACTATTTAAAGCTGCGTAAGTTAAGTTTTCTACCGTCTTCTTATATCTTAATGATGTTTCTCTCAAATACATTGCTACAGCAAAACTCATAACAAGATCATCATTATAACTCTGCATGGCTTGAGCTTTACCGTTCTTCCAGATAAACACTCTAAGCTCTTCTAATAATCTAACCGATCTTATATTAGCTAGTTTATTTTCTATTGAGTCTCTCATCTTCTCTACAGCTAATGGCCTGGTTTTCTCAGTCATACTAAATCCAGGAACTAGTCCTGTTTGAGTATTGATTCTATCCACGTATTTTGTAAAGTCCATATTGCTGTCTTGCTTATAACTATAGTGGATATTTGTATATCCTCTTTCTAATACTGTCTGCACCACATCCCAACCTATATTATTATTTTCTACAACTAGTAGAGCATTATTATATTCAGAGGCTATGCTTAGTAATATATTGGCATAATCTCTTGTATCTGGCTGTGACTTATATTCTGCAACCTGGGTAATTGATTCAATTTCAATAACATGAAAAGAAGAATAGTCATTACCGTCTCCGCGTGCAACGTCAGCAACAACTGCGTAGTATTTAGTAGGGTCTGGATAATCCCAGATCCATAGCGCTCTGTCAAGCCCTCTTCTTTCAATCGGTTCTGATAACATATTTTCTTCATACCAAGTTAGTATTTCTGGTTCTATTACACTATTACCTGAGGTAGCAAAGTCACAATCACATTCTTGCGCAGCATTTCGTTTACCTAATATCTTATCTTGCTCGTCTCTCCATACTTGATCTCTTTCAGGATGGACAGACCAAGGTAGCGATATCGGCAGAAATTTATTTTGTTGCTCTTGAGCAGACACATATGATTTGTGAAACCAATTGCCCACACCATTTGGAGTAGATAAAGCTATGCACCCACCACCAGTAGCCAACGTTTGTTGAGCCGCTGTAAAGATCTCCTCAATTCTGTCAATGAACGCAGCCTCGTCTATGACTAGGAGTGATACCGCTTCAGAACGACCCGCGTCACCTGCCGCCGACACCGCTTTGATTTGAGAACCATTCGCTAGTCTAAGACTCAGTCTGTTATCTTCTGATGTTCCTATCTTAAGCCAAGTTGGTAGGTTCTGATAAGCAAATCTTACCTTTGTTACCATGTTCTTGGCGGTATCTTGCTTAGTCGCAATAATAAGAACATTCTTATCTTTATTGAACAACATTAACCATAAAGAATAAGCAGAAACAAGAGTAGATATACCTAGCTGTCTTGACTTATTAATTATAGAGTAGTCATGCTTCTGAAACAATTTTAAAACCTTTTCTTGAAATGGATATAGATTAAAAAACTGCCTTCCTCTTTGTGGGTGTTGGATCATATAGTACTTCTTCATGAAGTACACGGGATCCGTGGCACACTTAACAAACTCCTCCTTTATTCTTTCTTTTATCGTTATCTGTTGATCAGACATTATTTATGTGTTACAGCAAGACCTATTACTAAAGCTCCAAGTACAAACTTTTGTATTTTACCCATTTTCATTCTTCTATCAAACTTCTTGATGTCTCCTTTTAAGCCATCAATTTGAATTTTATAGTTTTGCCCTTGCTCTATTTGTTTTTGTATAATTGATTGATAATTAGTTTCTTTTTGTCTAAAAACTGTAATTACTTGATCTCTATTATTAAGAGACTGGGCTTGGGTTTGAATTACACTGTCTTGCGCAATTACTATTTTCTCATTCACCTCTCCTTCTTTTAAATCAACTACTACAGCCTTACTAACTTCAATAGGTAACATTGTAGTGTCACTAGAAACTTTATCATATTCCTCTTTATATGTAGCTACAAAGAAACTATCAACTTGAGTTGGTGTATAAGATAAAGCATCTTTAGCATCTTTTAAATCATCTTTAAGATCTTTTACCTTATCCTTTAAATATACGACTTTTTCTGCTAAATAATCATTATCTTTTTCTAGTACGCTAATTCCTATTTCTAGAGTATCATTTACTAAATGAATAGAGTCAATGTTTTGTTGAAGTGAGTCTATCTTTGCTTCATAGGGTTTGGTATCAAATCTTTTTGGTTGTAAGATAAAAATATACCAGATGGCTAATAATGCTAATAAGGCTAATGCTGTACTAAATACTATCTTCTTCATCTGAATCTAATTTAGGGTTTTCAACTTGGTCTATTTGTTGTTTAAGTAATTTTATTCTATCAGGAATATTACCTACTGCTTTTTTATACCCGCCTACATCTTTCAGTTTTAGGATACCATCAGCATCTCTTTCAGTATACTTTGCTAGAATAGATTTTACTTGAGCTTGTAGATTTTGTAGCTCTTTTTTCTTCTTGTCAAGTCCTCTAAAGTCTTTTTCAGATTTTTTAAGGTCTGTTGTTGAAGGTTCTATATCATCTTCTGCCTCTTCTCTAATTTTAGAGATGATAGTAAGATTGTTCTCTGTTAAATATTTTTCTAAGTTAAACGACATATTGGTCTATTTACTTATAAATATTTATTAATCCTGTAAATCGTCTTCTGATTTTACCCTTCTTAGTGGCCTAGATAATTCTAACCATTTATCATAGTCGTACTTGATACCAAATAAATAGTATTCATCTGGCTTATTATGTCCTTTTAGATACATGATCGCGGGTCCGGTTGGACAGTGGGGTTTTACGATACCTTTATCGTCTTCGTAGATTTTAAGTATAATATTCTCTACTGTCTTAATAGTTCTATACTGCGGTTCTTTTTTAGCCATAGACTTAATTTATGATCAATATACAATAAAAATATAAACTAAATTAATTAAAGTCTATAGTATTATCAAATTCTATATCGCTATCTTGTAAAGTATCTCCAAATAAAAATTTAGTAAGAGAATATACTCCATTATCTATATAATCTTTAACTTTGTAAATATATGATTTTATAGTATCCATAACCCCTTCTTTTAGTTTAGTTGGATCTGATATTAAAGAAACAACGCTCCAAAATCTATATCTTCCTGTTTTTTCTCCTTTTAGTTTTTCAGAAGATGATTTAAATCTTACAGTTAATTTCATCTGATCTGCTATCTTTGCTGCGTATCCTGAATTTTGAGTAGAATGCAATTTAGGGCTAGATAAATCTGGACTTACTGATAATACGTAATCAGCTGATGCATCACTATTAGAACCAAATTTTTCATATCCTGACATTGCCTCTTGAGCAAACGCTATTTTAAATTCTGGGCTTTTATTAAAAAGATCTTCTAATTTACTAGACATTTCTTTGTGGGCTTTATCTCCTGCCGTGAGCATTTTATTTTTACCTGATTTTAATCCAGCTTCTACTGCTCCAGATTTTGTATATCCTACTTCAATAAATTTGTCAAATGTATCTAATACGGCTTTAGCTTCATCCGTCTCTAAAATACCAGGAACTTTTTTTGCCGCAGCATAGAAAGTAGCGACAGATTCATTTTTTCCTCCGGACATTAATTGAGAGTTTCCTACTTTTACAGATATCTTTTTATTTCCTAAAATAACATCTGTTTTAGGAGTTGTATTACTGGCTCCTTGAATTTTCCAAAATTCAGTTAGTGTAGCTTTTTCTCCAGTTCTTCCTGTAGCTCTAGCAGATTTACCTTTTTGCAATCCTAAATCAATTATAGCCTCTTCAGCTTTTTTTACCATTGTTTTATTAGACTTCAGTTTGCTTAATTCATCTGGTAGTATTGCTCCTTTTGGAACAGGTATTCCATTGACTTTATACCAAGCATAAACAAGAGCAGACTCAAATAAAGTTGCCTGTCCTGTTTCAGCCTCTTTCAATATAGCTTCTAATATTCTTGATTCTGTTAACTCCTCTCCGCCTTCTGGTTCAGATGTTTCTGATGGAGGTGTTGGTCCTGCTTCTTCTGTAGGACCTTCTTGATCTCTAGTAGCTTGTTCAGAACCTTCAGGACCTTTGGTCTTTAAAGGATTTCCGTTCCTCAATATTCTTGAGATGGCAACCATGCATCTTTCTTTCTCGCCAATTGACATCAAATAATACTTCTTACCCTGAACAGTTGCTTCATAAGCCTTTCCCATGAACTGTAAAAAGAAGAATTCTCCATTATGAAGAACTACTTTAAATGTAGTTGGCTTAGGTGCTACTACATAAATTCCGGTTATATACTCCTCAAATGAAGGAGTCATTAAATACTCTAATGTATTCTTAAGACCTGCATATTTTTTCAATATAAACTGCATAGGATCATCCTCAAATGTAGAGGTTTCTGGCTCCATCCTATCTAACTCTTGTAAGAGTATAGTCTTTAGTATATCATGTTTTGACACAGGCATAATTTATTTTCTCTTCTTTTTACCTTTACCTATTTCCATTAAACTTTGAAGACTCATCTCCATATCTTCTGCATCTCCGGCTGGTAGTTCTTCTGTTCCATCAGGAAGTTCATCCATATCATGTTCGCCTCCATTATATTCATGGTAGTTTTTAGAAGCTTGATTAATAAAGTTCTCGGCATTTGTAATATGATCTTGAATCCAAGCAGGAACGTCTTTCTCATCTTGGCCTAACAAGTTCATTAATTGACTTGCCGAACTTATAATAGACTTAAGACTATTCTGAGCCATTGACACTTCATGGTCTTGGCCTTCACCTTCTTTCTTCATGCCTTTCTTTGCACGAAGTGCTTTAAAGTCAGCAGCTGTTATTTTATCTTTTGGTTCTGCAGCTCCTGCAATTTTTTCTTGATTTCCAGGAAGGTCTTTTTCGTTTAGCTCTCTCATTAAGATAGCTTTAAAGAATGCAATACTATTCATTTTATTTTTTCTTTTTAGATTTTTGTGCTCTTTTCCATAACTTAGCATCTGCTTTTCTAGCACCGCCTTTGCCTGTTATAAAACTATTCACTCTACCCATTCCCCACTGATGTTGACCGGCTCCTGGTCTATGTCCTGTTTTCCAGGCAGCAAGACCTAAAGCATATACGCTTTTAAGTATAGATTTAGATATCCCAGAGGCTTTAGCTTTATTTGCTAATCCTTTTTCTACTGCGGCGTCATACTCAAGGAGTAGTAACTGCTTTAATATATCTAAATTATTTATCATTTTTTTTTCTTTTTGTCTAGTTTTTTTTTGACTATCTCTCTAGTTCTATCCATCTTTCTGGCATAAGCAGGGTCGTCCTTCTTATTAAAGTTGGCTTGTTGATTTAGTGAGCCTGTTATCTTACTCATATTACCTTTTCTAGTTTTGATTAACCAGTTAGCTAACTTTTCTGCTGATAACTCTTTAAACTTTCCTTTTGCCTCTGGTGCATTGGAATGCTGAAACTTTAGTCTCTCTTCAAATAACTGTTGTAGTAATTCGTGAAGCTTCATTACTTTTCTTTTTTACCAAATCTTTTTGCATACGCAATAGTTGCAGCAGACTTTCTAGTCTTATACTTCTTTGTTTTATCTTTATCTATATAATCGGCATCCCATTTACCATAAGCTGCAGGATCATCTGATTTTAGGTTCTTTCTTGCTTTTATATCTTTTTTCATCTGCGCAGCATCTTTAGTAAGATATGCAGCATTAACCTTACCTGTTTTCTTTGCCTCACTTATTCTAACACAATTAGGAACCATTCTATTCCCTTTCTTTTTCATACCGTCTTGTCTGTATCCATCCCAACAAGCCTCGTTTAAATTATGAAGTCCTAGATCTTTTAGTTTCTCATCAAAATCGGCTTTATCCATACCTTGAATAATATCCAAAATAGAATCTATAGGAGCTTCAGTTTGGCCAGCAAATGCTATTGATATTTCTCTTGCTTTATTAGGATTTCTTTTGTAGGAATCTATAATATTTTGCACTCCCCAATCATTTAATCCCATTTCAGAGACCATTTCTTTTAATATGTCTTTTAACTTTATCATTTGTTTCTTATGATTAGCTCTCCTAATACCTCCATGCGTCCAACTTCACGTTGAAATTCAATTTGTGTCATATTTAATGATATGCTTTTTAATGTTTTTTCAAATTCTTTCACAGCAGCTTCTTTATCGAATTTACCCTCTTCTGCTTTTTTATAATAAGGAGCTTTTACTTTAAAATGATGCCATGTTAATAATGACAACCCACCTTTCTCTTCAGCAGTAGCTGCAATTTTAGCAGCGCCTTTAGCACGAGTAATAGCAAAATTTTCAAATGTTTCTTTTACTTCAGTTAGAATGTCCTTTAACTTAATCAATTTTAGTTATTTTAATTTTTAAAGGTCCAGTCCCTTTAATAGTCCTGTGCCAAATATACTTTGGTATAAATATCGGCCTATCGATTAAAGTTGGGAGCTCGTTGTCTAATTGTACTTGCCAGTCTGTAGATTCTATGGCCTCTACTATCCTGTCTTCTTGATCTCTATGCCACATCAGTTCAATAGGATCTATATCTTGATCAAAAACCCTAGTAATTGTTTTATTTTCTTGTTGTATGTCCTGGTACGGTTTCATTTATATCATAGTAATAAGAGTCAGAATCTTCAGATACCCACCTATCAGAAACAGACTCTACATTTAATAGTTCAGTATCTACCTTGATCATTTTAGGATCTACAGGAAACTCTTTAGTTATCCAGTTAGAGTCTTTCCAGTATATTCTATTGTTAGGCATACACATCAAATAACCATCGTCTGCCACTAAAACATGGCCACATTTATAGTCTGATGGTTCGTTTGAATAGGTATTGTTTTGCCAATCTATAGTTATTAAATATGTTGCCCAGACAAGGGTTTTATCTCTCAACATAACTTTACACCTCTTATCTTTTAGAAAATCGTATTTGATAACTGCCGCATCTGGGCCAAAGCAATCCCATAATTGTTTGAAATAGTACGGAATGTCTTTAGTCGGAGGCTTTATGTATATCTCAGAAATAGGAACTCTACTTCTAAGCATGCCATAATCAGTCATCACATGAAATGTAAGTATCTTAGCATCTGCAGATTGAACTCCAAAAGCATAACAATTGTGAAAGACATTATCGTCTTTTATATTTTTTGTAAAGTAAGATTGCTTAACAAGGCATTTAAAGCCTTCTATATTATAGTTTAGCATAACTCTGTCCTAATTTATTAAAGTTTAATAGGAGCATAACCAGATCCATATGGAGCAGCTTTGCCTGATTGTGGATCTGATGTTTCTTTTATTTTATTTAAACGCTGTGTTTTTTCTTTAGATGCTTCTTTACGTTTTTCTATATATTCTAAAGCTTTTTTTAATCTGCTTTTAACTTCAGGATTCTTAGAGTTTTTATAAGCCGCTCTAACTCTTTGATGTACAAGATTTATAATCTGTGATTGTCTAGCGTGAGATTTTGATTTAAAATCACTTTTAGATAACGTGTCTCTTATATCTTGAACAGTCTTAAATTTTACCTTAACAGTATCTTTAGGATTCTCATCTGTGTAAAGCCTTCTATCAGATCCTTTTGGTTTTTTTCCTGTTCCTTTTTTAGGATCTGCTTCAGTTATATCAGGATCATTAGTCCAGGTATCAGACGCTTTGTATCTAACCTTCTTAACCATATTTGCTCTATATGGTGGATACATCTCATTTAATATGTCAATTAGTTTTATCATATACTACCAAAATCCTGAGAAGTTGGATTTCAACCCTATTAGTTTTGCATATCTTGGAAGCCTACAAGACCAATACCTTGCGCTTGTTTTATCTTTAGCTTGTGCACATTTATGTCTTGCTGCAAAACTCTTTCTTGCTGCTGGATTATTAATCTTAGCAGACAATCCTGATGTATCTCCGAATGATACTTTTTTTATACCGCCATCTGGCTTGCGTACATAAACGTAGAACTTCTTTGAACCTCCACGCTTTGGCTTATTTAATTCAGGTTGTTTCTTTTTCGCTTTTACTTCTAACAAAAAGTCAATAGTCATCGGGAAATCAAGAGGTACTTTTACCCCATTATACTGTCCACAATTTCCTAGTTCTGTATTCTTAAAGTACCAACTGTCTTGTTCTGATAGTTGTAATTTCCCACTATCATATAAAGATCTAGCCTCTTCAAATAGCTCAAGAAATTTTGTTGATTGAGGGCGGTAAATTGATTCGTTAAGATCAATCTTATTTTGTAAGTGATAGTTAAGCCCTTCTGATATTAATAGTCTATTAGCTGTTTCATGAAGCTGAATTTGTCTTGAACAGCAATCTTCATTTAAACTATTGTTTGTACCACATTTATGACAAATATAAGGATCTTTTCCTCCATCAGATAGTTTCCATTCCCAACCACAATTTTTACATTTGATCATTTCTGCTTCTTCAAGACCTGCCTTAACTAATTTATCATAGTATTTAGGATCTTCTTTAATATGATCCATAGCAATTTTTAAAGCCACTTTTGGATCATTAGTATGTTCCATTTCAACTTTAACGCCTTTCTTGATTTGCTTAAGTAAGGCCTTATCCATTATTGTAAAAATTTAAGCTTATACTTTGTAGATTCAATAAGATCAACGATCTCATCTACTTGATTTTGTATGTAAGAATCCTGAGGTATTTGTTTTCTGATACCTTCAACGAATTTAGAAAGACCGTCAAAATACATTCTAGCATTATTGTCTTCTCTGATAGTATCGGCCATTCTATAGCCAGTTATAATACCATAGCGTCCTTGAATACCTTCAGCTAAGCCGTCTATTTTATCTACAATCTCATCGTAGTATTTATTTAAAGCTTTGTGGGCTGCATAAGATCCAACTCCTTGTACTTGAAGGTGGTATATATGAGCTTGATTTCTGCTCTGCATTAATGTTCCTAAAAGTAGTCCTACTGATTCCATTACTTTTCTTTTTTATCTTCTGCTTTTGCTATTTGTTTCTTAGATTTTTCAATCTTTTCCATCTTGGTCATAAGATCATCGATCTGTCCTGCTATCTTTGCAATGCCCTCTTTATGTTTAGAAGCATTCTTAGGATCTTCTTTAGCCATATCAACATGCTCCTTACGCTTCTTTTCTAGTTGATCGATAACCTTCTTGAGTTTATCTCCAACTTTACCTTTCTTTTCTTCTAGTTGTAAAGCTTCATCACAATATGCTTTATACGCTTCTACAGCGATTCTTCTTGCTTCTGTTTCATCGTCATGTACTGAATAAACATCATGCATTCCTATTCCTTTTTCTTGAATTCCCATTAAAGGGTTGATCTCAAGAACCATATCAGATTCTGGAAGTTCACCGGAAGGCTTACGAACAACATACATACTAGGAGTTCCCATGTTTTCTTTCTTAGTCTTTTTAACTTTTTTAGGTAGGCCTTTATGTTTAGTTGAGGCAAAATCTTCTACGTCTCCTTTTTTCATTGATTTAGCCATTTCTTTTGCTTTTTCTGATGCTTTTCCGGGTTTCATATCTCCTGTTTGTAAGGCTCTAACGATACCCATTAATTTTTGTTGTTGTTGAGATGTAGCTGGCATATACTCTAAATTTACTAATAAATATCCTTGTTCTTCAGTTCTTCTATTTTCTTTTTAACCTCGTCGTACATCTTAGCCTTATCTCCGCCAGACCAGGATTCTATATCTCCTGCCTCTGAAACAAATGTATCTTTATCTAACATCCATGATTCTACTGCCTGTTCAAACTCTTCTAGGCTAGCGTTCTTATTGGCATTTATAACATTTTTGGCGTATTCATCCCATTTGCCTTCTAGCTTTATTTTACTTTCCATATCTACCACACAATCCAAACATATCTTATGAATAGAGAACATCTTCTTATTGAGATCATTGTCTTTCATTGACTTTTTACAACTAGGACAACATAGAGGTAGGTGAACTAAGTACTTGAATTTGTCTAACTTCGTAATGGACTGTTTGATGTTATTCTTTATAGTCCAGACTTTGCCATTCTCTTCCCAGGTGTCTCCTTCTTTATGCTCATCTTTTTTATTTTCCCAACCTCCAATTATTTGAGTCCTATCACCAGATTTACCTGTTATTAGGTTTCTCATTCTTTGAACATCACTTTTCTTAAACTCTTTCTTCAGCGTAGACTCTTTAGGTATCATAACTACTTTATTCTAAATTTACTTAATATATCTTTTGTTTTATTAATATCTTTATGCAATATTGAAATACCTCCCAGAGCTTTCCATGGAGCCAAGTTTGGCCAATAGTCATCTATTAGCATAGAGTTCTTTGGATCTGAAGTTAGATATTCATGCTTATTTCCTGTTTGGGCAAATAATATTTTCTTTGGTTGTGGATTAAGATTTTTTTCTACCCATATCTTCTTTCCTTCTTTTGCATATAAAAACTTACTAGGACTAGTTAGAATGATAGGTCTATATTTACCTATAATAGACCAAAGTTCTTGACCTCCAGGCATCCAATTCATCTTGCTCCAGAATTCAACACCAGCCTCATTTACGGCATCTTCAAATCCTTTAGCTCCTTTTTCTCCTCTATATTCCATAGGCATAACTCCATAATAATGTTCAAATCTATCATCAAAATCGCAGAGAACTCCATCCATATCACAATAGATTTGTATTCCTCTTGAATCTTGTGCTTCGTATATCTGCTTAAGGGATGGCATTAAATGCTCATAGATCATGTCGTGATTCTTACCAAATTCACGCATCATCATTCCTGCTAAAGCATTAGCTTGATTCTCTATATTTGAGCCAGTCTTTCCAGAATCGGCCACAAGCATATTCAATTCTCTTTGTCTATGATGAACTAATTCGTGGCCTAGAGTTCTAAGTATATCAGCTAAATTACGATTCCCGGTATATACTTCTAGTCTATTTGTATCAGGAGAATATTGACCAAAACTCTTTCTTTCTACTGCCCACTCGCGATCGTTTGTAAATTCTATAATAGGGAGCTTATTAATATTAAGCTGGTCTTTACAAAATTGTATAAACTCTTCAATTATATTTTGTCTTTGTTGATCTATCATTTCATTATTTTCAACAGTCTTCCAAATACATCTTTTGTGACTCCTTTATTATATGCTGCATCTGGTATAAACTTTTCGAACTCTTCGTAATTACCATCTTTTATATATGATCTCATTTGAGTTGAGCTAATTCTTTCAAACTGATCTGGTATAATTTCTTTTCTAACTTTATTAGGAAATCTTTTTTGTATAGAATCGAAATACCCTATACCTTCAACTTCTTCTGTTGCGCCGGCAACATAGATAGGGTCTACATCCGGGTTTTCTGCCATGAAAGAGAAGACATCTTTTATAGGAGTCGATTCTTTAGATATCGATACGCTAATTTTAGGATTAGGTTCTGCATTAAGATACTGTTTCCATATTTGAAAAGAGTCTTCAGCAGTAATGCCATACTTAGTAACATTAGAAATAATAACATATACTTTATTTATATACGGTTTAGATGCTAAGTATTTTGCTGCTTCAAAGTGTCCTTTATGAGGAGGCTTAAATTTACCAGGATAAAAACAAGGTCCTACATCAGAAGACGCTTCTTTTAATATATCTTCGGCTATTTGACGGCCTAATTGTTCTGGATTAATCATGATTTAATAAAGGATTTAGCTTTATTCACAACCTGTGACATATCAGATGTTTTTAACTTTTCTACTTGTTTTTCAATGTTATCGAACTGCCCTGATAGAATATCGATTTGTTGGTTTACTAACTCTTTAGACTTTGCTATTTCATCCGGAGTTTTTTCTTTAGCTGGGTCTTTTCTAAATGTTGATTTATATTGGCCAGAAGACAGAATATCTTCAAAGTATTCTTTTAACTTATCTGCTTTATGAGCCTTTTCAAACTCTCCGACCATTTTCTTTTCCTCTTCAGACATCTCTGTTGGTACTAAATAGAACATATCTCCAAACATACTTTTATATGCTTCAATATTTTTGTATATATTATTCCAACTAGATAGTACTCCAACGGTTGGCACCTTTCTTTCTCTTGCGAAGTTACGAAGGAAGCTAACTATGGGGTTGGTATAAATCATTACCATCATTATATCATAGCCAGAATTTTTTATACCCTCAATTTTTTGTACATTAGTTGCAGTAGTATCATAAAGAAAATTATCTCCAGCATTTATAACACTTGGAAGATCTACCTTGTCTATTTGAATAGCTGCTCTAGCCAGATTATTATACATTGGACTGTCTTTGTCCTCTACATACTTGTCTGCATTAAGCTCTCCCCAGCCTGCTTTTTGCAGATCTGGTTTGATTTGTCTAGCAAAATAAGACTTTCCAGCGCCTGCGCCTCCAGCCATTATAATAGCTTTTTTGCCTTCTTTGGCTTCTAATAATAAGTCTAATAGCTTTATCATACTACTTATAAATATTAATCTACTAACTTAACAGTATTCGGAAGTGTTAATAGTTCAATTTCTGTCTCTGGATGCATAATTTTATATGTCTCATAGGTATGGAGGAACATATTGAAGTACTCGTCTAAGGTCTTTTTTCCTTCAATAATCTCCCAACCGGCTCCTTGCATTTTCTTTCCAGACTTATCAGCTCCTCGTTTTGAAGACTTAAGCCATATGATACCGTTACGATCAACCTTCTCTCCAAACCTTTCTTCATATGCCTTAGTGTAGGCTGACATTTGTAAGTGATAGCTTTCATGAATTGCATTTGACGTTTTGATATCTAGTACCCACCTTTGATTATCGATCTCTACAAGTAGATCCAATGTTCCTG